GTCCATAGCTAAGCTAGTTGATCTGTTAATAAACATCATGTACTCTTCAATAGCACCTTGCTTGTCAAACTCAGCAAGTATTGCATCAAACTCAGCTAAATCAGTAGAAGCATTAACACCAGTTACACCAGTAGTAATATTACCTCTTGACTCAATAGCAGCGAATAAACCTTCAGTGCCAGTTTCATCGCCAGCAGAAATACCATTAAGCAAAGCGGTTCCATCAACTATAGATGAAGAGTCTGTTTTTTCACCTTCTAGCATAGCCATTTCAATATAATCATTAAAACGAGCTCTAGTGTCAGCTTCAGCTTTTAAGTACCATAAGTAACCACCTTGTCCGTTTTCAGTAGATACTTCTACCCAACCAATTCTTGAAGTATCAGATCCTGAAACTTCGTAATAATCTTTCATGATTATTGGTTTATTAGTAAAAGTTAAGAATCTTGGCTCGTTAGCTCCTCTAGTGTCTGTTTGAGCAGCACCTAAAGCAGTTCTATAGCTATCAGCTTTTCCAAATTCAGAACCATAAACTAATATAGTTGATGCGTTTGTAGATGTAGCAGATAAGTTAGCCGCACCTCTATCGTAAGGAAGAACCTCAACCGATGAAGTAGAAGGAACATCAGTTACTAAACATTTAACAACACCGTTAGTTGCGTCAGCAATAATAACTGTATCGTTAATTCTAATACCGTGTCCTTTTGAAGATAAACTGTTACCATCAATATCAGATGATATTGTTATAACGTCTGTTGCGCCAGTACCAGCAGTTGTACCACCAGCAGCACCACTTACGTTACACTTGTATGATAAATGTAATCTACCTTGTTCAGACCATACAACCTGATCAGATTGCATTGCCTCTTCAGCTCCAACTTGTGAAAGAAATCCTGAAATAGTTCTCGGTCCGAAAACTTCAGCTTCTTTCTCCATTAGATCTGGTAAATATTGTTGACCCCATGAGTTCGCAGTTCCAGTAAAATCTAAGTAGTTATTTGCTAACGTTTGTTTTTGTGGAGCTGGAACACTGTTTAAATTAGGTCCTGCATTAATTGCCATAATTTTTTAATTTTAAATTAGTTATTTATTTTTAATTTTAAACTTAAAAGTTGGAGAAGTGTCATCGTTAAGCACTCTTACTTTAGGACCGCTTGTATTATCATTTGAAAATGCTTGCCTTGGATCCATACTTACATTTTTAGCCTTAGCAATACTTTCTTTAATAGCATCAGCTTTACCTTGCTCGTAAAAATGCTTAGCAATAGCGTCGGGGTTCATTGCTGTATATAGAGATTTATGATAACCTTTAATATCTGACATTTCATTGTTTTCGTTCAAAAACTTTTTGACAAAATTATTAATGTCGCTTTGAGCTTCTTTTACCTCACCAGCGTTCTTCACGTTAAACCGATATTTTTTATCACCGACGTTATATTCAAAACCTTTGAATTTATCGTTAAAAACTTGTTGAGTTTTTAATTTAAAAGTATTAGTTTGTTTTTCCGCTATTTTTTTATTCTCTTCGCTTTCTTTGTTATACCTATTAAAAAAGTTAATTGCTTTTTGTTGTTCAGGTGTTAACCTGCTTCCAGCTTTAACTTCTTCATAGTATTTAGACTTTTGCCCGTCTAAGTGGCTTTTAGCGTTGGCAACTTGCTCTTTTAACGCTATTTTTTTCTTTTTAACCTCTCTTTCTTCGTCAACTTCTTCATCGTATGAAAACGAATCTTCTATAAGAAAATCAATTTCATCATCTGTTAAGTGAGATTTAGTTTGTTTGTAATATTCTTTTAACACTGTCATATCGTCATAACTAGAGTAATCTTGATTAAGACGAACATAATCTTCTAAACTACCACCAGTTTCTTCCATAAAATCTACAACTTTTTGTAAATTTTCTGGTAATTTTTGTCCAGTTTCTTGAGCTTCTATTATTTCTTCAGCTAATTCTTCTGTTTGCTCTTGAGCTTCTTCTTCAGTTATTTCTTCAAGAGTAGGCGTTTCATCTTGAACTTCTTCGGCGACTTTTTGTTCTTCTTTATTTTCTCCGGTAAGTTCTTCAACGACTTTTTCGTTTTCTTCCTGAACTTCTCCGCTAACTTCTTGTTCGTCGCGTACAGGAATCTCATCTGTGCTTTGCTCTGGAACGGCATCTGTTTCTGGTTTTTTAGTTAAATCTACTTTTATGACTTCGTCATTTGTATTGTTTTGTTTTTTAAGATCAACTTTTATAACGTTGTCTTTTGTAGTTTCTTCAACTACATCTTTTTTTTCTTCCATAATATAATATAATAATAATTAATAATTTTTATCTAGGATCAAAAGAGCCTAAATCAAAGCCACCATCTAATATATCATTACCTGCAGACTCAAAGTTTTTAGGTGGTTTTTCACTTTTTCTTTGATCTATAAGTTCACTTTGTTGCGTAGCTTGTATTCTAGTTCTTTCGTCTTTACGATCTTCTTTTTCTTTTTCTTTTCTTTGTAAATTTTTACTTTGAGCATCTTGCAACTGCATGTTTATTTGAAACTCTAATTGCATTAACTCTTTTTTATGATTAACTTCTTGCATCATTTTTTTAAACTCAAGTTGAGCTTTAACTTGCTCTAACTGAGCTTGTGCTTGAGCTTTAACTTGATTTTTTTGTATCTCAGCTTGAGCAGCAACTTGTTGTGTTTGTGCGTTTGCTTGTGCTTGCGCTTGTATGTTTTGCTGAGCTATTTGCTGATCTCTAGCAATTTTCTTTTGTCTTCTTAATTTTAATAATTGATTAGCTAATTTAATGTTTTTTATTTCTCTAATATCTATAGCATCTTCAATATCAATAGTATTTTGAGCCAAAGCAACTTGAATATTGTTTTCAAGCTTTGCTTTTTCTTCCTCATCAGGCATTAATTCTATAAACAAGCCAAAGTCATATAAATAAAGATCGCTTATTTCTTCAAGCGTAGCTAAATTGTGACCTCCTATTTTTTGTAAAAAAGCTTCTTTTGTTGGTGAATATTCTAATATATCGGATATTCTTAAAGATAAAAACTCTGCAGTTTGAGAAGTTAAATACAAACCAGACTGTAATATGTGTCTTGTAGCTGTATTACTATTTGCAGCTGCTAGTTTTTGTACACCCACTAAAGCATTAGGATCTGGTGTACTACCATCTCTAGCCTCATTAAGCCCGGTAGTATCTCTAATCATTTGCATATAATAATTATAATTAGCTATTAAAGCTTGTATTTTATTACCACCACTACCGCTTGTTATTTCTTGTATTGGTACTTTACCTGGATTCATATCACCTTCACTTGTAAACGATCTACCAATTACCGAACCTGTTTGGAAGAACATGTTTAAAGCTTCTTGTGGATTATAATTTGTGCCATTACCTAAATCTATTTCAGCTAAACCATCAGCGTCTAAATAAACACCATCAGGTACCATGCGTGACATAACTTGTTGTAATTTTAAGTGTGTAAGTTGTATCATGTCAGCAAAACCAGTGATGCGCTGTACTAAAGACTCTATGCGACCTTTGTACATACGTGGTGCTACAATAGCGTAATTCATTTTAACTTTTGTAAAATCGCTTTTTGGCCTTATCATATTTCTAGCCATTTCCCATTTTAAAAGCTTATCAGTGCCTAATATTAAAGCGCCATCATATAAAGTTTCTATACTTCTTTGTAGTTTACTAAAGTTACTTGAGTCTTCAGGTGGATTAAAAGTGTCATCCTTTTCTAATATTTTATCAGCGCCAGTGCCAGTTTCTTTTACTTTATAGACTTCGTTCATATACGTTTTATAGTTAAAATATAAAACTTGAACTTTATTATTGTCTTGCTCAGCGTAATTATAACCTTGATTATAATTAGTTTTTTCGTAATATCTATTTTTTATTATATCTTCTAAATCTTCTTGTGTTAAATGTGGAAACTCTTTTGCAAGTTCGTTTATAGGTATATTTTTAACTTCACCTACGTAATATATATCATCAAAATATGGCGATTCAGTATATGAATAAACTAAATCAGCTGGATCAACGTATTTAATTACAACACCTTCTGAAGTATTAAAATCTGTTTTAACAGCTCCAATACCTAAAACTGTAAGATCATAATAAAAACGTTTTCTTGTTAAATCAAAATCACTACCATCCATTAAAACTTTTAAAGCTTGTTCTTCTGCAAGTTCAATACTTTGTTTATAAGTTAACTGCATGTGAAGTTGAAGCTCTTCCTCGCTTTCAGGAAGTTCTTCTACTCTTGCTTTGCTTAAATTTATACCTGTGTTACTTCTAACAAAGTCATCTAAATCTTTTGCTAGCATGTCATCAAGTATGTCTTGCATGTATTGAGTTCTTTTGCTAACACCATATGGATCTTGCGAGTAAGCTTTTATATCATACATACGCTCTGAAATACCGTTTACTACTATATCAACAAACTTAGGTATAATAGGTACTGGTTTCCAGTCTAAATTTAAATAAGATAAATCACCGTTTATAGATAATTCATCTTTATATTTTTGTATTGACTGCTCGCCTCTAGCATACAACCTTAAATTATGAAAGTTATTGTGGTTTGTCATGTATCTGTTGCTACCTCTTTCAGTGTGAAACCACTCAGCTTCAATAGCTTTAGCAACTTTCAAACCGTAATCATAGCTCATTTTTTCCACATCACTTACAACTTGAGAAGGAAAATAACTT